ACTGGGACAAAGTTGTTGCTAACGACAAGGACACTGCTGGCATCGTCATTGACGTAGACCAGTCCTAATCCAATGGTGACGGAGCGGGGGGCCTTCGGGCCTCCCGCACCTGATCCTTAAAACCGTACTGACATGGGTTCTTGGGCCGACCTTACTCTTGCTGATGCTACGCTAAAAGGCATTGCTCCCGTTGACATGATTGACGGGAACTTTGGCATTTTTGACACCGACATCAATGAGACAAACAGGCTGAATGAGGCCAAGCAGTACATTGAGATGCGTATCGTTGCGAACGACGCTCTTTTCGCGGAACGCGCTGACGGCCCGCAGGAGATCATGGATGCGGCGATAGACATCAACAAGACGTACATTGACAACCTGATCCAGCGCATGATCGGGTACAAGTATGTACAGGCATTCTACGAGACAGAGGCGATGGGCGGCAACAGCCTGTTCCTCACTCGTGCTGAGATGATGGAGTTTCGCTTTAATGAGACGTTCACGGCCCTGATGCGCGTCTTGATGCGTGACCCCGACTTCTTTGACCAACTGGACGGCACTACCGACGAGGACTTGGCTGCCTTTGAGGGTCCGCGCAACTGGGTGGGCTAATGGTCGCACCGAACCTGTTTGGTGAGCTGCAAAAGATCATCAAGCACACCGTTCCCGCAGCAATAAGGTATGGCAACGAGATTGCCAACCACGTTCGCAATAGGACGAGGAACCAAGGCGTTACTATGTATGGCAATAGATTTAAGCCGTACAGCTCTGCTTATGCGGCGAGAAAGAAGGGTGGTGCTGTTGCGCCCGTTACGCTGACTGATACCAAAAGGATGCTTGACAGCATTAGGGTTACAAATCAGGAGGCCGTACTTGATGAAAGGGGCAGGGTAGAAATAAAGGTTGGACCTGTTGGTGTAGAAAACATTCAGATTGCACAGAATCACCAATATGGCATTGGTGTGCCAGCCCGTCCTTTTATGGGGGTTACGCCAGAAGAGCAGAAGCAACTGCTGCGCGTGTTTGACGACGCTATGTATCGCCCCCTGAGTACCAACGACGAGATTGTATACAAAATATAATGGCCTACCACAGCACACAGGAAGTATTAGATGCCATCCACGGCCAAGTAGAAAAGACGCTTGGTGACGCGGTGGACTCTGTTGTGCAGTTTCATGGTACCCTTGATCAGGCCATTGACTCGCATTTCGGTCAGAGTGCTGGCACAGGTGTTCACAGCATTGTGGTAATTAGCCTCTCAGAAGGTACCCCTGGCGTTGTAACAGGCTCTGGCATTCCGCTGTACATGGAAGAGATCGTCAATATCCACGTTGTTACACGGGGACGTAGAGGCGACTACAAGGGAATGTCCAGCCGACTTATTGAAATTGCTGACGCTTTAACATTTGATCTGTTTGATCAGGACAACAAGCATCAGGATGTGTTGGATCGCGTAGCGGCACACAACTTTGTGTCACGCCGTGCAAGGCCGACCAACGACCCGAACGCTATGGCGTTCTTAGTTACATGGAATATCAAGCCCCGGAGGGCAGGCTAATGAAGGTCAAAATTCCGCACTTTATGATCGTTGAGGGAGTCCGCCTTAAGGCTGGCACCGAGTACACGGTTGACAAATCCCTTGACATCCCGGTAGACAAATTCGGCAGACGGATCAGCAAAACAACTTACGATAAACACTTCAAGCCCGCCCCTACGCCAAAAGCAAAAGCCAAGGCGGAGCCGATAGAAGAACCTAAACCTGAAAAAGAGGACTAAACGATGGCGAGTACGTTTCAAGTAGGAGCGGGCGAAATCACTCAGATCGCACTTACGGATGGTACCAGCACGGCTACTATTCCGGCAGAAATGATTGATGGATACAGCCTTGCAACAGAAAAGGATAGCTTTGATGCAGCTATCGGTCATTCAGTAGATCGTGGATCGCTGACCAAGACGCTGACATTTAATGCCTTTAAGGTTGACCAATTTGATGAGCTTAATGCCATTATGGTCGCCAAGGCAGACACTACCGCAACCGTAACATACATTAGTGCAGACACCCAGATCCTTAATGAAGGTCGCATCCGGGTAACGCCAGTCCTTCACAGCGTAAGCGACGTTGAGAGGGTATACGTTGCGGCTGGCAGTGCATCCAACGACGATGTTCTTAATGATGGTGCAAGTGGAACATGGACTGATGTTGGCGTAACGCTTGACGTTCCGACCCTATCGTTCTCATTTCCATTTGATGGCGTTGACGGCAACGGTCGCCCGTACTTTTCAAGTTGTGCGTTTGAGCTTGAGTTCATGCTTCCTGCGGACTATTACAGCACGTTTACAGAAGGTGAAACAAAGCGCGTCGCTTTTGCACTTCCAAGCTCCGGTTTCCAGGTATTTACAGGCCGCGTCTACAAAAACTTTGCAGACGAAGATGCTTCCATGCCACGAGCAATCCGAATTGTTCTGCGTGGCGTTGCAAGCAACTGGGGCGACTTGATTACATTTACCAATGGAGCATCAAGTAGCTCAAGTGACGAGCAGATTGACGGTACCGCAGATGCACTAAGCATCCCGGAAGATTACCTGCATGGATTTGCTGTTGAATTTGTAGCAGCTGGATACAACGAGGCAGACGTAACCAGCTTGACAAGCTAATAACAAACAACTAAAGAGGGATCATGGCTAAGATTGACATCAATACAGTCATTAATGGGGAATATGAAGTAGCAGTAGGGAATGAATATGAGGTGGCCCCTGGGAAATGGGGCCGCCTCAAACCCCCTACTGCTGAGCTTCAGGAACGAGTCATAAAGATGGCCGAAGAAGAGGGCATGACCGACCTCAAGGTCTGCCGCGAAGTATTGGCTGGACTACCTGACTTTTCTGAGGATAACGTAATTACGGGTATGCCGACAAAGGTGGTACAGGATTTTTTTACGTTAGTACTGAGGATCGTCAAGAGGCTGACGGGAGACTCAGCCTTATCCGAGGCTTCAGTGACCCTAAAAGCCGAGTCGTAGAGGCGGGCTGGGCCCGCAAGTTCATGCGCGAGACTGACGCATGGACCATTATATGCCTTGAACTGGCCACGGATGACCCTGTAAGGTCAAAGGCCATCAAGGAGCATTGCACGTACACGGAAATCGCCGTGGCTTGGCAGAACAATCGCCGAAAGACTGAGGGCGTCGGCTATAAAATCAAGGAAAAGTAATGGCCCAGCAGGATGTAACCATTAAGATCACAACTGATGCCTCTCAAGCAGTAAGAAGCATTAAGGGGTTACAAACTGCCTTAGATAAGCTGTCAAATGAGGCAAAGCTCTCTACAAAAGATGTGGGGGGCGTAAATCATGTTGTAACACAGTCTGGAATCCTGCTTCCCGTTGCATCAGATGCCGCTAAAGAATATGCGTCGGCACTTAGGGAGGTAGAGAGTGCGGCCCAAGAAACTGCATCGCAGACAGGCAGGGTAAACAAAGCCACAAAAGACAGCAACAATTCTCTTCAGGATAGCAAAAAAGTTGCTACCGGGGCAAACTTTGCAGTTCTATCGCTGTCTCAGACAATTCAAGACTCCGCACAATTTAGTCTTGGTGCAGCTCAGGGTTTCCGTGCAATTAACAACAACATCCAAGTGATGTCTCAGTCGCTTCTGTTTGCAGCAGACGCGGCAAGGAAAAGTGGTAAATCCCTGCGGACAGCACTTATAGGTGCGCTAAAGGGCCCTGGGGGAGTGCTGTTATTAATTTCTGCTGCAACTGCTGCAATAGAGTTCTTTGGAAATATGTTTGGTATGGCTGCAAAGTCAGCCAATGCTGCGGCAGAAGAGGTAAAAAATGCCTCTGCCGTTTTCAATCCATTTGTAAAACTTGGGTTTGAATCATCTGAGGCATTAATTCAATTTAGCGAGGTTCTTAGTGCATTTAGGAGGCAAGACTACCACACAATCTTTGCGCTCATAGGAAGAGATGTAAGGGGACTTCATTCGCAACTTGCAGAGGCGGGGCTTGGGCTAAGAGAAAATAAGCTAATCTTTGGTTCTTGGCTTGCAACTATTAAAGATTCAAACCCAGCACTTGAGGAACTTGTTGATGACCTTGAGGACCAAGCAGAGAAGGCTAAAGCAGTAGAGGATGTGTGGACGCTTCTCAATGCTATTTATGGGAAAGCAGTACTAAGAGCGCAAAGGCTTGCATTTGATTCAAAAGAGTTGAACAAGCAAATTGACGAGCAGGAATACCAACTCTACAAACTATTAAATACATGGCGACAGCTTGGTCGCCTTGATCTTGTCAATGAGCAAATAAAGCTCCTTGATCAAGCAAGAAGAGTTTCCCAAGGAGTTTCTGCCGAATATGACGTCAGCTCTGATACTGTTGAGAGGTTAATTGATGTAAGGTCAGACTTACTTAGTCTTACTGTTGGCGAGACAGCAGAAAACAGGTTCTTGGCACAATCGCTTCAGAGGCAGAATGCGGCACTTAGTGAGCTTGTATTCACATATGAAACCCTGTTTTCCGCCACAGATGGATTGACCGGAGAAAAGCCATTTGTTTTTACAGAAGAGGGAGCGATAGAGCAGGTAGCTGGAATTGTTGCACTTCGGAAAGAACTGCAAATGATGCAGGGTGCCGTTGCTGCTATGCAAAGGGGTGGACTTGGAGAAGAGGGTGGTCTTTTATACGGTATAATCGGAAGCCCGGAAACTCTTGCGGCACTTCGTATTCAGCTGCACAACGTTGGTCTTGAAATAGAGGATCTTAGCGGCAAAAAGCTATATGACCTGGGTCTTGCACTAACGGATGCATTTGAGACATTCAAGAGTGATGTTTTTGTTGAGTTTGCTACAAACCTTGGCAATGGTGTCAGACTAATAGACTCAGCAGCTGGGGCATTGCTTGGTAGCCTTGGGACTATGGCAATAGAGATGGGCCGTGCGCTTATTGCCTTTGGTGTAGCTGGAGAGGCAATACAGAGCTTTATCAAAAATCCTATTCTTGCTATTGCTGCGGGTACAGCACTTGTTGCTGTTGGAACAGCACTCAAGAACAAGGCATCTGATATTGTGAAAAAAAATACATCAGCGGCAAGTACATCAACGTCAAGCTCTGCCTCCAGGGGCATATCATCTGCACCATCATTCTTCACGAGCTTCGGCAATATATCTGATTTCCCCGCATCAAATGTAGCCTCGCTATCAGCCGGGGGCGCACCCAGTACCAACATATCTCTTGTTGTGCAGGGCCGCAATCTTGTTGGTGTTATTGAGAATGAGATGCAAGCATCTTCAAGGAGAATAGGGTACTCAACGGGTGTATTCTCTGGCGCATTGGCCTCAAGCAGTTCTACAAGAAACGTATTTGGTGGGATCAAGTAATGGCATTTAACCTGACATCTGGGCAGTGGTACACGGCTAAATACCGTGCTGAGTTTACTGGAGATCAAGGTACCTCAAGGATTGTTGAGATCCACGAGGATGGTTATGACTTCAGGACAGATGGCCCAAGCAGTTTGCCAAATCCCATGACGGGTGTCGGAAGAGCCAATGTATCCACCTCTTATGCCAGGGAGGGCGAGAATGAGTTTGCTGCACTTGCCCCCTCAGAGGCAACGCTTTCTGTGTACGATGATTTTGCATCAGATAGCATAGCCACGGATCTGCTTAACGATATACAGACAGTATCTGACAAGTATGCAATAGTTATACGCGACGGAAATACGCTTCGTTGGGTTGGAAAGATTGACCCAGAAGGAATTGAATATCAAGAAGAAGGTCCAATTCCCCTTTCGGTAACGGCTACGTGTGGCATTGGTAGGCTTGCGAACCTGCCCTACTCAACGGCAACAGACAGCACCGCGGCGGCACCAAGTGGTCTTGATACATTCACGGATGTAATTGCCGACATACTTGATGGCACTGGATTTGGCCTTGATTTCTATGTGTCGTCGTCACTGTACCACAAGACCAGCCCAACGCTTGCCGCAACTGACAATCCGCTTGAGAATACCTATGTAGACAAACTGGCTTTCTCGCAGAATGACAATGATGGCCAGCAGAAATTGGTGTCTAAGAGAGCTGTGCTTGAGGCGATATGCAATGGCTGGGGCCTTGTATGCTTTCAGTTTGATGGCGCGTACCACCTCATTCAGGCGGATCACTTTCATGCCAATTCTTACCGTAGATGGCAGTACAATAGCTCTGGTGTATTACAGGGCAATGCTGTTGTAGATCCAAGGGTCAGTGTCAGTGATGAGAATGTAAAGAGAACCGTATCCACCAAATCATTCCTAAAGGCATACAATTCTGCCGCCGTTTCTTATCAGCATGGCCCGATACAGATACTTCAGTATCCTGACTTTACTATTGCTGGTATCGGGCTAACTGCACAGGAGTTCTTTGGTGGTGCATATCCTTGGTCATTTGATGCGGTAAATGGCCCCTTCTTTGTTACGATTGGAGATAGCGGAGAGGATCAGGGGATGAAGTGCGAGGCGGTTGACGATCCCCTCTCTTTCTTCTCTGGCTATGAGGCTATTGATGTATCTGCAATATCTGAGTTCCAGAAGGGTGCAAAGTTTGCCAATGTCACACAGTCTGCTGCCTTGGATACTGCACTTGCCAATAGGGTGTCAGAGCAGACAACCGGGATACTTCAGTCTGGCTTTAACTTCGGAATAACATTTCAAGCATACGCAAGGACTACGGGGAAAGGATCATTTAACCCACATGAACTAAGTGACAGTTGGGTTGTGCTAAAAATCAAGCATAACGGTCAAAACCAATATCTGAAAGTCAACACATCTGGTCAGCTTGAGTGGACGAATACGGAGACATGGTTCGCACATAGGAATGCTGTTGCCGCTGATGATTGGTTTAATGCTATTTGGAGGGCAGAGGATGTCGCCAATACAACTGCCGACGGCACCATAACGGTAAGTATTGGGCCAATCTTTTATAGTGATGCCCTCGCAGGGATTTGGGATTCTGTTATATGGGACAACTTCCAACTGTTCACGCAGCTTGATGATGGCACCGTCAACTACGAGACGACCACATCAATCAACTATATAGACAGGGGCAATCCAAGGACATTTACGAACACTGTCGTTATAGGCGATGGCCCTACTGCGTATAACAAGGGATCAATGTTTTCTGACACAGACCGAACGGTTACGTCAGATTGGGAGGAAAGCACGACTGGACATAGTGGATCTGAAGGACTTGACCATTCATCAGCACTGTCTGCCCTATATCTCAAGAGCATGAGAAAGATGCGGGCCACACACACCTCCTCATACGATGGGTATGGTGATGTGTTGGGTCCGCTTGATGTACTAAACAGAACTTCCGGTCTACACCCATTTTGGTCAATAGACATTGATTGGGTTGCCGAGTCAACGTCAGGCACATGGTACCAGGCTGACAAGTCTATATTTAGCAACGATCTTGAGACAGGCATATCAAAAGGCGCACACGTTCTCGGAGGACTTGGCAGGGGTTCCTCCGGTGATGCCGGATTCAATTATAACCGCATTGGCTCCTCGTTTGACACCCTTATTGCTCGTGAGAGTGACAGACTTGCCACCGTCAATGCAGATGCCACAAGCGGAACCACCGTAACGTGTACGTCATTGGCGTATGCACTCAAGGCGGGCGACCCCGTGTTCTTCCAGAGCAAGAAAACGGGCTACATTATGAAGCGCATCGTGGCGGCTGATGCCGCTGCTGCGGCCACATCCTTTACCGTAACTGTTGCCTTCTCCACAACCGAGCCGCTAAACACAGGCGACCCCATACTTCCTGGTAGCATTACGGGAATGCGGATTGACTTGGATGGCGTATCTATCATCAATACTCACATTAAGAGTGAGGGTGACTATGCCTTCAATGGCACTATCAATGAGCTTACTGGAGAGATAACCGATGCTGGCAGTACCGGATGGGTCATATCAAAGTCTGGAGGTGCAGTATTTAATGACGTTGTTGTTCGCGGAGTCATTGAGGTTGGCTCAGGATCAACGGGTGTTACAAACTATGATGATTTTTCTCTCACAAATATAAGTGGTGACCTTGGTGATATTTCAGGGGACCTTG